GAATTGCGCAGCACGGCACATGTCGTTGAAAGACCATTGTGCGCCGGTGTTAATCATTCGATTCAGATTCTGGCGATGCTTGCCCATGTATGCGGCGAGATCGCTTTGCTTCAGCCCTCTCAGGCTAAGCATCATCCTTATGTTGCCGATGGCTACGGCTTGGTAGTCGATCACCGCCGGCGGGGCTGTCAGTGTTTCGGTCATGGCATCACTATAACCACTTTTGATTACAAAGTCAACACGCTGACGATTTGTAACTCTGTCACTCAATGGTGTATCTGTAATCACATGCGGTTACAAACACAGGAAAACAAGACAGCACAAATCGTGCTCGACTTGCTCGATACGCGGAACATGACACAGTCCGCGCTCGCCGACGAGATCGGGCTGACTCGGCAAGCACTGTCCAGCAAGATCAACGGCACTCGCAGCTTCACCAAGAAGGACTATGTGGCGCTCGCTGACTTCTTCGACACGTCCGTGGACTACCTCATGGGCCGCACCCTCGACCCGTGGCCGGTGGACGCTCCCCAAGCCGAGGGGGTGGCGTCATGAAGGTGAAAGACCTGTACTGGGCGGCCAGGAACTCGACCTTTTTCATAAACCTGGAGAGCGAGGGCCGGCCGCTGCTGTGCGAGCCGAGACTATCCGACGAGGGTGGCGTGCGCATCCGTCTGTGGCTGCGCGACCCCGCGGGAACGGGGACTGGCGGCGCGATCGCCCTGCTGTCCCGCGACGAGGCGGCGGTCTTGGCGAATGCGATCGACACTCGGCGCAACTGGGTCGGCGAGAAGGCCGACGACGCCTTGCCGCGCATCGGTGTGAGCGCCACCGTGGACTCGACCATGATCCGGTTCATGGAATGCAGGGGAGAGGGGCATATCGCCCTGACCGTCACGGAAGCCGGACGTCTGGCGTCATGGCTGCACGACATGGCCGACGGCCGTTGGCGCGACCACAACGGATATGTGCCGGAGGTAGTGAAATGAGTAACGCCTATGAGCGTCGTGGCGCACAGCTCAACATGGAAAGCCTTTACATACGCCACGACGTCATCAGCGAGCGCAAACTGGCAAGGCTTAACCCCGACCGTCCAGTTTCTTTTCGAGCCGGTCAAGCCGTAAGTCGATTTGGAACAACGCTTGGGCGATGTCCGCTAGGCCTTCGGTCATCCGTGACTCATAGGCATTTCTAGTGCTTGCCTGAGCCTGCTTGAACTTCGTTTCCGCTGAGCTCGCCCAGCTTGCAGCTCCACCCATTTGAATACTTCCTTTCCCCGCATGCAGCGGATTGTTTGTGTTGCAGCTTCAAGCCTACCGGCACGGGGAAAGGGCCTTATCTTCTGAAAGGAACCCTCATGATCTGGTTCGTCATCTCCATCATCCTGCTGCTCTTCAGCTCCGCCGTCACCTGCGTCGCGATGTCCCGCGACGTCAAGGGGGCCGGCATCGGCCTCATTCCGGGCCTCGTCGGATTGCTGCTGCTCATTCCCGCATGCCTGTATTCCGTGGACGTGGGCGAGGTCGCGGTCATCCGCAACATGGGCGGCAGTCTGGCCGGTCATTCCGAAGACGCGGGCTTCCATTGGAAGACGCCGTGGCAGAGCGTCATCAAATACGACACCCGTAACAACCTCATCAACTTCTACAAGGACACCGATTACAAGTACGACGGCGGCAGCGCGGTCGGCAAGCAGGTCGCCGTCAACGACAAGAGCGGCGCTTCTGCGGACATCGACGTCCAAGTCAACTACAGCCTTGATCCGAGCGCGGCCGAATACCTGTACTCGGAGTATGGCAAGCAGCAGACGTTCACGCAGAACTACATCAGCAACGATCTGCGTTCCGTGGCGCGCGAACAGTCAGGGAGGTTCGACACCCTGACGATGCTCACCAATCGCGGCGAGTACACGAAGGCGGTGCAGGATGTGCTGGCGGCGAAGTGGAGGAAGATCGGCCTGACCGTCGAGCAGGTCAGCGTGCAGGACGTGCGCTACGGCGAGGCCATCACCAAGAAGTACACGGAGGCGCAGGCCGCCGAGATCGACAAGCAGAAGGCGCTCAACGAGCAGCAGGTCGCCAAGACCGAGGCCGAGACCAAGAAGATCAAGGCGCAGGGCGAGGCCGACGCCAACGCCGTGCTCAACGAGAGCCTGACCGACAACGTGCTCAAGCAGCATTACATCGACGCTCTGTCCAACGCGGACCAGCTCGTCGTCGTCCCCGACGGCGCGGACACACTCGTCCAGACCAAGTAGGGGTGGCGGTCATGTTCAAGCGTTATCCGTACACCATCGGCCTGTTGACCGTCATATCGTTCGTCGTCTGCGTGGGATGGCTGTTCACTCACGATGCCTGCATGCATCCGATCGGCAATGGCCTCGCCGCGTTCTGGGCGTTCGTGGAATGCCCCGTGGTGTTCGTCGCACTGTTCGAGGAGGCCGGCGAATGAACTTCGATGCACTCGTCTGGCAGCAGTGGGTGATCCTCGGATACGCGCTGCTCGAATACTTCATACTCATCGGCACGCTGCGCGAAACGAAGGTCAAGCCGGGAGCGCTTGTGTACCAGTTGCTCAGGCTCGTCATTCTCTGCGCGCTCGTGCTGACCATTTAAGGCTTGCCCGCCGCCATTGCGACCTTCCTTCCGATGCGGCGGGCGGCGACAAGGAACAAGTCGTTAACACCACCTCTCTCAATGATCGCGCCGCCGGTTCTCTCCACCGGCGGCGCGCCAAGGGCGGGCAGGTTCGCCCCCGGTCGAGATTCGCGTCAGGTGGGCGCGGGCAAAGACCGGGAAGCCGTTCGATTCGGCCGCCGTCCACTGGGGCCGCGTCAACGTCGGCCGCGATCCATCCCCATACGACAGGAAGTCAGTGGATTGCGGAAGCGATGGCGTGCGAGCCGGTGGTCTCCATTGCCGGCGTCGACCACGCCAGCGCGGCCCCGCACCAAACGAAGGAGTCCCATGAACACCCACCGCAGTCTCATGGTCTGGCCCATCACCGAACGGGGCCTGACCATGACGCCCGGCGAACTGATCGCCGAGGCGCTGGACGCGATCTGCGAATGCAATTCACGGCTCGACTACCCGCGCCTCATCCTCATGCCGTCGCCCGCCGCGTTCGTCATCGACCGAGGCGCGGCGACCATCGGCGCGGAATGCGAATGGGCATGGAAACGGGACATCAGGAAAGGAACATCATGACATCCAACGAGGAAATGGCCGAAAAACTCGCCGAGAAGTTCTACGGCCTCATCGAGGGCGACGTGTCCGTCTCCGGCGGTGAGCTGGCAAAACTGTTCGTCACGGCGCTCGACCAAGCCGGCCTCGCATTGAGCGAGAAAGCCAAGGCCTACATATCCTTCGAACCTGTGCTGCCCAATGGCAAGACGCTCGCCGACATGTTCGCCTCCAGCGACCGGAAGCCGCTCGGCACCGTCATCGACGACGAAGACGACGAGGAAGAGGACGACGGCCCGGATGACGCCGGCGAGCTTGACGAGCTGGAGCACATGCGCGACGCGGCCGACATGGCCTATGCGGCGCTCTCCGACCTCGCCCTGCACTGCCACAACCGTCGCGAAGACGTGGCATGGGGCATCGCGAGCAGCGCAGCCAAGGACGCGCACGTCCTCGCCACGTTCGTCGGCGACTGGATCGAGGACATGGAGGACGAGGACTAGTGGCCGGCGAAACCATCCTCACGATCGTCGGCAACCTGACCGCAGACCCCGAGCTGCGCACCACCGGCACCGGCACGCAGGTGTGCGGCTTCACCATCGCCTCCACGCCGCGCGTCTGGAACCGGCAGGCCAACCAGTACGAGGACGGCCAGTCATTGTTCATGCGCTGCTCCGCCTGGCGCGACCTCGCCGGGCATTGCGCCCAGTCGCTGTCCAAGGGCATGCGCGTCATCGCCACCGGCCGGCTCTCCCAACGCTCGTATCAGGCGCAGGACGGCACCAACCGCACCGTGGTCGAAATGACCGTGGACGAGATCGGCCCCAGCCTGCGCTACGCGACCGCGCAGGTCACGAAACAGGGCGGCCACGACGGCTGTCAGGGCGGCAGCACCTACGGCAACCCCGCGGGCAACCCGCCCGTTGGCCCACGGCCAGCCGCCGCGCCGTCTCAGCCGCCGGCGTCCGACCCGTGGGCCAACGGCGGCAGCGGCTACACAACGGACACGTCCACCACCGACACCGGCGACCCGGAATTCTAGAAAGGACACCCTCATGGCAAAGAAAAATGACTCTGGACTTGTCCAGGACGCGCTCATACCCGACGAAATGAGCCCGCTGAGCCTGCTGGACTTCAACAGCTCGTGCGCGAAGATCAAGCAGGCGGCCGTGGACTTCCGCCGCGCGGTCAACCACAAGATGCAGCTCGAAACCAAAGACGCCTACCTCGACAAGTTCCACCATATCGACCCGTACACCGAGGCCGTGTACGACACGGACGCGCTCGCGCAGCACATCATCGACTGCGCCGAGGTCATCAACCGGCTGCTCACCTATCCGAAGGACGCACGCCGCGCGGTCCTGTACGACAACCTCCACGACAGCCTCGCCACGTTCGAGGAAAGCGCGCCCGACTATCCCGATCCCGACGACGATGCTGACGAGACCGACAGAGGAGAGGCCGTCGATCCGACCACCGGCGAGATCAAGTAACCACACATTGAGAGAGGCTTATATGCAGCAGGCAAACAAAAAAGCCACCCGCAACGGGGTGGCTCAGGAAAAGATGTGGTCGATATCAGCGCTCCGACGTCTCATCGGTTGGCACGACGTCTATGGTTTCTGCGTCCACATACGCCATAAAGCCGTCCGGCACTCCGTCATTGTCGTTGACGCACACAAATTCATCGTCCTCACGATCTGCCGTCAGTTCGACGAACTTGCGCAGCTCACCGAACGTAAGCTGCTCGAAATCAATCGTCACACACATGCAGCGCTGGGTCTTCTTGTCGTTGCTCATAAGTCGATTATCGCATGTCGTGAAGGCAGCGCGCCATGTCTGTGAACTTCGACAGCACCTTCGGTTTCGATCCTGCGGTGCAGGACAGCAGCATGGCCGCGCGCGGACTGTACGCGACGATGGTGACGTGGTGCGACCACCAGATATACACGCGGCCGGACTCGTTCGACGGCACCTTCGACCTCAAGCGCGTCAGAAGCGTGGGCGGCACCGTCAGACTCGTGCGCGAACTCGTTGAAAACGGGCTCTTCGAGGAGGCCGGCGAAGGCGTGTACAGGGTCGTGACCCGTCGCGGCCTCGCCGTGTTCGGCAGCTTCAAGAACCAGAAGAAACCGCTTACGCCCGAAGAAGCCGCCGAACTGCACGAGAAGAAGGTCGTCGCCGGCCACGCCGGAGGCAAGGCGTCGGGCGAGTCCCGCAGGGCGAAAGCCGAAGCAAACAGGAAGCAAAACGAAGCAGACGCGAAGCAGACTGCTTCAACTTCAACAAAGCAAACAGGAAGCACTACCGTACCTAACCAAACCAAAACCATGCCTTCTTCCTCCCCTGACCCCTCCGGGCCGGGATCGAAGCAAACCGCGTCGGTCGCCGAGGCCGAGGCCAGGGCGTTGGCCGACCCGTTCGCCACGGCGTGGAACGCCTACCCACGCCACACCGGATCGCGACGGGAAGCCGAGAAAGCGTGGGCCGCAGCCGTGGCCGGGCACGACGGCACGTCCGCCGTGACGGAAGCGCAGCTCATCGGAGCCGTCATCGCCTACGCCAAAACCATCGACCGACCCCAGTACGCGCCCAACATGAGCCGATGGCTCTCCAACGGCGCATATCTCGACCATCTGCCCAAACCGGCCAAACCCCGGTACACGTGGGGCATCTGCGACGAGCAGTGGCTGCAAGAGCACATCCTCAGCCAAGTGCCAGAAGGCAGCTTCGAAGGCTCGATCGTCGGCAGCTTCTGGGCCGCCGTCAAAACCGGCATCGACCCCACCGAAGCCGCCGAACGAGTCGTCACGGAACTCAACCGGAAAGGAAAACCATGAAACGAAAACCCACCACCGAAACCCGCCGGCAAGTCCTCGCAAGGGACGGCTGCAAATGCGCCATCTGCGGCCGCAGCATCGACACCGAGTGGAGCGGGTACAGCATCCACCACCGCAGAATGCGCAGCCACGGCAGCGGCTACGAACGCCTGCACGAGGCCGAAAACCTCCTCACCCTCTGCGGCAGCGGCACCACCGGATGCCACGGCTGGGTGCACGCCCACCCCAACCGCGCCTACCAGCTCGGCTACCTCGTCAGCATGAGCGACGACCCCATCGGCCAACCCGTCTACTACCGCACCGGCGGCTGGCAGCAACTCCACGCGGACGGCACACGCCATCCCTGCCCGCCACCCGAAAACCTCCCCACCCACATCGACATCAAGAAAGGCGACCAATGAACACCCAACACGACATCACCGTCAGCGGCAAACCCCTCAACCCGCCAAAACCGCCAGCCAAACCCCACATGCTCCTATGGATCGACACCGAAACCACCGGCCTCGACCCCAATCAGTGCGAACTCCTGGAAGTCGGCATGCAGGTCACCGACCTGAAAGCCGAAACCCGAGGCGACAGCCTGCACCTGATCGTCCACCCCGACAACGTGCGCAACTGGGCCAACCACCCCGAAATGCTCAAAGCCTACGAAATGCACCTCGCCAACGGGCTCATGCTCGCCTGCGCCGAAGCACCCAAGACCGGCTACGACTACAAGCACACCGCGCTCAACATCCACGAATTCCTCAACGACCAACTCAGCCAATACACACTCCACCCCGCAGGAACCAACGTGGACTTCGACCTGCGCCAGCTCGACGTGCACCTCAGCCGCCACCTCGAACACCCCATCACCCAAGGACTCCACCACCGAAAACTCGACCTCACCAGCTTCCGCCTCGCCGACCAAGCCATCGGCGGCAACCCCTACCAAAACCACGCAGGCACCCACCGAGTCCAGGACTGCATCCGTCGGGACATCAACGACTACACCGCCTACCTCGACATCATCCGAACCGGCACCCAAGGAGACAGGCAATGAGCTGGATCAACGACCCCGTCAACAGCCCGAAGCATTACACCGACTCACACCCCGGCATGGAATGCATCGACCTGACCGCCGACACCACCTTCTGCCTTGGGAACTGCTGCAAGTACCTGTGGCGCTACCACAGCAAGGGCCGGCCCTTGGAAGACCTCGAAAAAGCCCGATGGTACCTATGCCGAGTCATCGACTACGGCGAAAAGATCGCGTGGACGCGCCAACAGTACGACATACTCACGGCACTCGTCGCCCACACCGTCGGCGTCGAAGCCAGAACATGGGCAAAACTCAAGCAAGGCTACCCCGACTCCGCCCTCGCCCTCATCGACGAACTCATCAAACGGGAAAGAGACAAGCAATGAACACACGCCTCTACTACGACCAATACGGCATTCCGACCGACATCAGCGAACTGGAGGCGTGGAGTGAGTAGTCAGTATTGCAAGCCCTCTGGCAGTGATCCGGTATGGCGTTGCCCGGTCTGCGGTCAATGGTGGCAACTCGACCTACCGGACGGCGACTTCTGGGAGCCGATAAGCACGCTCAAAGCGTTCCTGCAGTTCCACCCGAAATGGAAAGCCGAACGCAAACACCGAAAGGCCCGCATATGAGCATCGACATCACCCAACAGGCATTGAACGCGCTCGCCGACGCCGGCCTCGGCAACGACAGCCCGGCCGAGGCCTACGTGATCGGATATACCCAAGGCCATGACGATGCGCTCGCGCTCGCCATCCAGCTCGAGCGGTCCATAAACCGTAGGCCGTTCATGCCGGACGAGGCGGAACGGCTCGCCATGCGCCTGCACGAGCAGGTCGGCGACTGCCCGATTGCCCACGAGAGCGGCAAGGCCATGGACGACAGCGAGCGCGAATGGTGGGTCAATCTGGCAGCGAGCGCATGGACGCTCATTGACGGGACGGAGGAAACGGAATGAGGAACGGTAGACCATGGGCTGTGAGGATCATGCCGGCCTTCGTGTGTGTGTTTGCAGCGTTCGTGGTCGGTTACGGGCTTGGCGAACAGGCGCAGCTCGGCGAACAGGATGTGCAGACCGTCACGCAGGAGGTGCGGCAGACCGGCGACGTCAAACGCCTGTGCATGACCGTCAAGACCGGTGACCTCATCGACGCCATGAGCTGCGAGCTCATCGACCCGCTGAGCGGAGGCGTCAAATGAGACCACGACTCACTTACGCGCAGAAGAGTGTGCTGCTCCAGCTCGTCAACCACGGCGACATGCAGCCCGCCGACGGCAACCACAAACGCACCTTCCAATCCCTGGAGGAACGCGGATACACGCAAGACGTCGGATACGGACGCTATGCCATCACCGAGGCCGGCCGTCGCGCGCTGCAAAAGGACTTGTCATGAAACGCCTGAGCATCGTCTTCACCTGCGACAGCGAACCAATCGGCCTCTACGAGATCGAACGCAGGCTCAGGACGGCGGGCTTCAAAAGGCCGCAGGCCGGTTCGATCATGGACGCCGAACAGTCCGACGAACTCGCCGAAGCCTACGAACAAGGCAAACAGGCCGTGTTCGACGCCATGAACCACTTCGACGAACTCGCCATCGTGGAACGCGCCAACCCCTACCGAAAGGACGGCCGATAACCCATGGACTGGCGACATCAGGCCGCATGCCGCGACCACGACCCCGAACTCTGGTTCAGCGGCAAACCATACGAACAGGCGGCCGCGCTCGCCATATGCCGGTCATGCCCGGTCATCGGCGAGTGCCGCCGGTTCGCCGACGAGCACAACCGGATCAACGGCTACCAGTTGCAGGGCATCTGGGGCGGCCGCCGGTACGGGGTCAAATGACGACCCAAGAAAGGAAATCTTATGAACAACATCGACGCCAAAATCACCGCCTGGCAGCTAGGCCCCGTCACCATCATGCGAGGCACCGCCACGCCCGGCCGTGACGTGACGCACCCGGAATGCTTCGGCCGGTTCACCGTCGTCGCCCTCTCCTACGGCGGCGCGATCCGCAAGTGCATGCGCCGCGTCGCCCAAATGTGCGCCAAGCACTCCGCATGCGAACAGCTCGACCGGCAGGAGGCACGGGCGTGAGAGTCACCGAAGGCGTCAGGAAGATCATCGTGGAATGGCACGGCAAGGGCGTGCCGCCGGAAGAGACCGCGCGATCCCTGCGCATCCCCATCGACGAGGTGAAGGCCATCATCCTGCAAGCCCACCCGGCATCCGCGCCGGAAAAACCCGCCGGCATCGGCGACAATAGAAGAGAAAGTTAAGGAAAGTCAGCAAACCGTTGAAAACAAGCCGTTCCCGGCCAATCCACCACGTCGGGAACGGCTTCGGGAAAGTAAAAGCCCCACCTTTCGGCAGAGGCTCGCATTGTCCAACAAGCGAGTATAGCACCAGCGAAAGGGCGGGGATGATGGAACAACGAACATGCGCGGCCTGCGGCAAAGCGGCCGGCGACGCGAACCTGTGCAAGGAATGCGTCAAGGACTGGGCGAAACGCCTCGCATGGCTCCTGAAGGCCGGCATGCCAGCCCTCCAGCAGATCGCCTACAAACAAGCCACCACCCGCGAACGCTCGCCACGCCACGGCAACAGGGCATACGCGGCCCCGCCGGTCAACGAAGCCGCCCAAGCCCTGTACTCCGCAGTGGAGACGCACCTGCAACTCACCGGCGGCATGCTCGGCGTCAAACCGATCGGCCACGACCGATACGACCGGCCCCGCACCCTCATGCAATGGGCCGACATCACCCGCCTGCTGCTGCACCACATGCCCGACCTCGCACGACTCGACACGGCCGGCGACCTATACGCCGACCTGATCCGCCTATCGGAAAAGGTCGAAACCGCCACCACGCACGCCGGCGAGCGCCGTCTTGTCGGCGTATGCCCCGACTGCCTGAACACGAAGGGGGACGACGACGAGCCGATACGCACGCCGATCTACGCCGCCCGCTCCGCGCGGTATACGGTGTGCCCCGAATGCGGCGCATGGCTCGACTTGAAGCGCGTGCGGTTGGAGTACCTGCGCAGCGCGGGGCTCATGCACATCACGCGCACGCAGGCCGACGCCGCCCGATGGGTGCGGGAGAACACGGGTGTGAGCGTGACGGGCAAGGACTTGGCGAACTGGCGCAGCCGGGGCAAGATGCCGTCCACGCGGCGCATCGACCGGCATTATTGGGAGTGGAACATCATGGAGCTGTTGGCCTGCGCGCAGGATCGCGCCGAGCGCGACGGCGGCGACGTTTGAGCGTGAGACGGTTTCGTGTTACGCTGTCGCGTGTAATCGGAGTATCGGAAAAGCCTGTCCCATCGGGGATGGGCTTTTTTCGTATCCGATCCCCTTGGATGGTTGGCCGAGCGGTCGAAGGCACCCGCTTGCTAGGCGGGCAGGCATGACAACCGACCTCATGCTTCGCGGGTTCGAATCCCGCACCATCCGCCAGCCGCCGCCGGCACCGTGCGCAACCGGCGTATGCGGCACCCGAGAAACCACCACAGACAGACGCCTCGCCGGCGGTTCTTTCCTCTTCTTCCCGCCGGCGAGCGCAGTCTGTCGATCCGTACAGGCGTTCGATTGGAGGCGTGCGTGGGCAATCCGCGGTACAGCAATGGCTATCGCCGCCGGCGCGAGCGCGAGCGGTGGCGGCACATGCGGGCCGACTGCTACATCTGCCATCGGCCCATCGACTACGAGCTCAAGGCACCGCATCCATACAGCTTCGTCGTGGACGAGACCATCGCCCTGGCGCGCGGCGGCACGCTCACGCACGACAACAGCGGGCCCGCGCACCGATGGTGCAACGCCATCAAAGGCACGCACAGTCTGGCATGGGCGCGCGAGCGCGTCGCCCAGCTCATCGCCCAGGGCAAAGCCCCGCAGCGCATCGCGCCGGTCTCGGCCGGGCCGATCCGCTGCTCGGACTGGTTCGGGGGTGGGGAGTAGACCCCACCCGGCCCCGCCGGGGCGACCACGGGCAAAGCGCCGTTTTTCCCCCGGGCTTTTTTCCACACTCGAACGGAGGCCGTCTTGGTGTCCAGAACGTCGAAAACCACCCGGTCGAAGGGCTCGTCGAAGTCCCATAGGGTCAGCAATGCCGCCGCTTCCGGGGATCGCCGCCGCCTCCTGGTGGCGATGCGCAACCTGATCGCCGAAAAGCTCGACGAAGGGTCGATAAGCTCACGCGACCTCGCGTCATTGACGAAACGGCTCGCGGACATGAGCGCCGAGATCGAGGCGATCGACAAGGCGTCGAACGGGCACGATCCGGCCATGCAGGCCCTGGACACGGAGGACATACGATTGGATGAGCACGAGGATTGACGGGGCGAGCTGCCAGATCATCCCCGACGATTTGTACACGAGCGGAGAGCCGAGCCTCAACAGGCTCGCCGCAGCGGCGGGCGACCGGTTCGACGTCTGGCAGCGGCAGATCAACCGGATCATCCTCGCGAAAAGCGCCGACGGCTTCTGGAGCGCCCGCAACACGGTGCTGTCGATCCCGCGCCAGACCGGCAAGACCTACGACATCGGCTGGGTCGCGATACACCGCGCCGCCCGAACCCCCGGCATGCGCGTCGTGTGGACGGCGCAGCACTTCAGCGTCATCAAGGACACGTTCGAAAGCCTGTGCGCGATCGTCCTGCGCCCGGAAATGAGCGGTCTCGTTGACCCCGACCACGGCATATCCCTGGCCGCCGGCAAGGAGGAGATACGCTTCCGCAACGGGTCGCGCATCTTCTTCCGCGCGCGAGAACGAGGCGCATTGCGAGGCGTCAAGAAGATCGCCCTGCTCGTCATCGACGAGGCCCAGCACCTGTCCGACTCGGCGATGGCGTCGATGCTGCCGACACAGAACCGCGCCTGGAACCCCCAGACCATCTACATGGGCACCCCGCCCGGCCCAAGGGACAACGGCGAAGCGTTCACCCGCCTGAGGGACAAAGCGCGCGCCGGCCGCACCCACTCGACCCTCTACGTCGAATTCACCGCAGACCGCGACGCCGACCCCCTCGACCGCCAGCAATGGAGGAAAGCCAACCCCAGCTACCCGGCCCACACCAGCGACGAATCCATCGCCAACCTGTGGGAAAACCTCACCGGCGACGACTTCCGGCGCGAGGCCCTCGGCATCTGGGACGAACACGCCCTCAGCCAAGCCATCGACCGCCGCCAATGGGAGGAAGCCACCATCGAGCGCCGCCGCCCCGGCGGCGTCATGAGCTTCGGCATCGACATGAACCCCCAACGCACACGCCTGACCATCGGCGCATGCATGCGATACGACGACAACACCGCCCACATCGAACTCGCCGAATACCGGGACACCAACCACGACGGCACCATGTGGGCCGTCAACCTCATCGACAAGGTCTGGGAACAAACCGCCGCGCTCGTCATCGACGGGCAAAGCCCCGCCACCGCGCTCCTGCCCGACCTCGCCCAGGCCGGCGTCACCGTCACCGTCACCGCCGCCACCGACATGGGCCGCGCCTGCGGCCGCCTCCAGGACATGCTCAGAGACGGCACCCTCACCCACCTGCCCGAAGACGGCCAACAACCACTCTGGCAAGCCGCCAACAAAGCCACCACACGCCCCATCGGCAAAAACGGCCTCTTCGGATGGAACCGACCCGACGACGACACCGACATCAGCCCACTCAACGCCGTCACCCTCGCCCTCCACGGGGCCATGACCACCAGAAGAGACCCCACCCAAGAAACGGAGACATGGTTCTAATGCCCGCCACCGACCACAACGGCCTCGCCATCACCAACCCAGCCACACAAGACGCCTACCTCGCCGTCCAATCCGCCAACATCACCCGCATCAAAGGCGTCGAAGACGACGACATGCCCACCATCCAAAAACTCCTCACAACATGGCGCGACCACTACGCACGCAACATGCTGAGAGCCGAATACTACCAAGCCCGATACCGATACAACGGCGTCGCCTACAGCATCCCCAAAGAAATGCGCGCCCTCGCCAAACCGATGATCGGATGGCCCAACAAAGCAGTCCGAGCGCTCGCCGACCTCAACGTGTTCGAGGGCTTCGACGCGCCCGACCCGCTGCAGGCGCAGGTGGACGAACTCGTGGACGACAACGCATGGGACACCGACGTCTCCGAGGCGATCACCAGCGCCTACATCCACGGATGCAGCTTCATCACCGTGTACGAAGACCCCGACGAACCCGGCCGCATCCTCATGCTGCCCCGCTCGGCCGACTGGAGCGCGGGCATCTGGGACCGCCGACGCCGCCGCCTCGGCTCGGCCTTGACCATCACCGACAAGGACGACAGAACCGGGCGCATCACCGCGTTCACCGCATGGCTGCCCGGCAAGGTCTACGAAATCGACGACAGCGAAGGCCAGTGGACGGCGCGGACGATCGAAACCCACCTCGACCGGCCAAGCGTCGTGCCCCTCGTCAACGACGCCCAGTCCTACCATCCGCTGGGCAACAGCCGCATCACCCGCACGCTCATGAACCTGACCGACTTCGGCCTGCGAACCATGGTGCGCATGGAGGCCACCGCCGAATTCTATGCAGCCCCCCGCGTGTGGTTCATCGGAGCGTCGAAGAAGTTCACCGACGACACATGGAGCAGCATCGTGAGCGTCATGAACGGCATGCCCGCCAACAAGAACGGCGACAAGCCCACCATGCAGCAGCTCCAGCAGGCATCCATGACCCCGCACGCCGACATGCTGCGCACCATCGCCCTCATGGTCAGCTCGGAAACCGACATCCCCGTCAACGACCTCGGCATCACGATGGACAACCCCGCCTCGGCCGAGGCGATGGCCGAAGCCGAACGCAAACTGTCCCGCACCGCCGACCGGCAAAACAAGCGCTTCGGCCGCGCGTTGAAGGAAGCCATGAGCATCGCACTGGCCTATCAGGGCGCAGACCCCGACGCATTGCGCGAACTGCGCCCCATCTGGGCACCGGTCAAGGAAACCAGCGACGCCGCCCGCGCCGACTGGTACCAGAAGGTCGCATCCACCAACCCCGCCTTCGCCGACAGCGACGTGGGACTCACCCGCGCCGGCCTGACATTGGACGAGATCAAAGCCCACCGGGCCTACGAGAAGCAGAAACGCACCGAAGCGGCCGTGGACACGCTACGCGCCCGCCTGCACGCCGCCGATCAGACCGCCACCGGAACGGAGGCCGAGAATGGACAGCAACAGCCTGCCGCCGAGCAACCTCAGCCCGGCGCAGCGTAAAGCGTTCAACAGCCACCTCAACGACCTGTGGGACGACTACCAGGACGAACTGTCCGACCTCATCATCGAGGCCAAGACGATGGTGCCCAACAGCCTCTACTTCGGCGATGATCCCACCGGCCAAGCCCGCCTACAACTGGAAGACTACGCGCGCAAGGCCAACCTCATCGCACAGGACTACTACAGGAACGTGCGAGCCGCATGGGCCGAAGCCGCCGGCATCACCATGCCCGATTACAAGGAGGCGCAGGTCAGCTCAGACCGCGCCTTCTGGCAGATCGTCGGCGGCTACAACAACACCATGCACGTCGGCGCGAAATTCACCGACGTCATCAACGGACGAAGCAAAGCCGGCCTGACCATGGATCACCTCTGGGCCGTCAACACGCAAGGCTACACCGAAGATGACTGGGCGCGCCTCGCCAAGGACATCATCAATGAGACCGCACGCCTCACCGGACGCTTCACCGCCCAAAACGACCCCACCCGCCCCAAATACGCGCGAGTCCCCCAAGGAAAGACCTGCGCGTTCTGCGCCATGCTCGCATCCCGAGGCTTCGTCTATGCCAGCGAGGACACCGCCGGCAAATGGAACAGATACCACCACGACTGCGACTGCAAGATCGTCCCCTCATGGGGAGAGACCAAACTCGAAGGCTACGACCCCGACAAGTTCAAGCGCATGTACAAGGCCGCGAAATCACGAGCTGGCACTTCGGAAACCAATGCCGTAATGAAGACCATGAACCACATGTTTCCCGACGAGCTCACCTCTGGGGTGTTCGAACTATCGGCCGAATGGCCCGCCGAGGTCATCCAGCCACGGGCGAAAACATGGGATCATGTCTTCGAGAACCACGGTCCCGACGCGACAGTACCCGGCAAGACCCATTTTCCGAAGGAATGGGACGAGAAGAAAATCAAGTGGGCTGTAGAGGAGACCGTCGTGGCTCCCGACCTCGTCATACCGGCTGGCAGGGAACGTCAAACCCTGTATAAGATAGTGGAAGACGAGATCGTCCGCGTGTGGCTCCAGAAAACCAGAAACACCGGCGGTCGATTCACCGTCCACACGGCACACCCAGTCGTGCCGCAGCAAAAGGAGAAGCTATGGCAACAGATTCGCAATGCGAAGCCGCATACCGGCGGCTGAGGCCATACTGCGACGTCCTTGAGGAAGCCGAGGAACTGGATTACGGCCTAGCCGCCGGCGAACAGTACTACGCCCTGAGCTGGCTCATCGCCGCGATCCTCGAAAACCACGTAACCGTGCCGCAAGAACCCCTGCTCGACGCCTTCGGACTGCTCGAAGATGAAGACAAGGACGAATACGCCTCGGCCCTCGACAAAGAACTGGCCCAGCCGACATAGCTCCGGCCCATTCAAGCCACCCTCGCCGGGTGGCTTTTTCAATGCCCGAAGACGGGCATCCAAGTTTTCAGCCACCCGCACGGGTGGCTTTTTCAATGCCCGGAAAGGGCTCAACCACAAGGAGAACAACCATGTTCCTCAACCACACACCCCGTCACGTCCGATTCGTCGCGGCCCCGCCGGAAGGCGGCATGGCTTCCGGCGGGGCCGACCAGCCAGCCGCGTCTTCCGAATCCGAGGATGTCGGCGAACCGATCGACTGGGAAGCCAAATACAAGGAAGCCCTCGGACACTCGCGCGACTGGGAAAAGAAAGCGAAGGCCAACAAGGCCGCCGCCGACGAGCTGGAAAAGCTCAAGGAAGCGAGCATGACCGAACAGGAAAAGGCCGCCAAACACGTCAAGGAACTCGAAGACAAGGTCGCCTCCTACGAAACCGCCAAGCAGCGGGCCGAGTGGAAGGCGCAGGCGTCGGCCGAGACCGGCGTACCCGCCGACGTGATCGAAGGCGACAGCCTCGAAGCCATGCAATCGCACGCCAAGCGCATCCACGAGCTGCTCAACCCCAAACCCAAGGCCCCGGCCGTGCACGACGCGGACCGCCAGCCGTCCGGCAAAGGCCCGAACGAGAGCATGGTCAACTACCTGCGCAACCTCGGCCTCTAACCGGCCAACATCTCCTCACCCCTCATCTGAAAGGAAACCATCATCATGGCACTCGACACCAGCAAGGTGCTGCTCCCCAAGGAAGTAGCCACCGTCATCACCAAGCGCGCCAAGGACACCAGCACCATCGCCGCGCTCTCCCCGAGCGAACCCCAGCTCTTCCTCGACAAGGACTACATGGTCTTCACCGGCAATTCCGAAGCCGAGGTCGTCGCCGAAGGCGCACAGAAGTCCAGCTACGAGGAAACCCTCACCCCGGTCGTCGGCAAACGCTTCAAGGTGCAGACCACCACCCGCGTCAGCAACGAGCTCCAGTGGGCCGACGAAGACGCCAAACTGGAGATCACCAGCAAGATTCTGGCAGACCAGGCCGCCGCAATGGGCCGCGTCCTCGACTACGTCATCTACCACGCCTTCGACCCCAAGAAGAAGACGACCCTCGACGGCTTCAACGCGCTCGCCAAAACCGCGGTCGGCGTGACGGCCACCGACGACCGCGTCGCCGACATCGACAGCCTCGCCGAGGCCGTCAGCGACGAGTACGACATCAACGGCATCGCCATGTCCAAGACCATGGCGAACGAGCTGCGCAAGATTCGCGTGCCCTCCACCGGCCAGCGCTTCTACCCGGAAATCCCGATCAACCTCCAGGTCGGCAACCTCGACGGCATCCCCGCCGCCACGTCCGGCACGGTCAACGGCCGCCTCATCACCCCTGCGACCGGCATCCTCGCCTTCCTCGGCGACTTTCGCCTCATCAAGTGGGGCATGGTGCGCGACATCTGGAGCGAGATCATCGAATACGGCGACCCCGACAACACCGGCAAGGACCTCAAGGGCGTCAACCAGATCGCCTACCGCACCGAGGCCATGTACAGCTACGCGATCCTCGACCCCAAGGGCATCGCCGTGCTCAAGAAGCCGTCCGCCACCGGCAGGGCGGCCAAGTGATGGCCGCGCCGCTCACCCAGACGCTCGTAGTGCAGAAAACCGACGAGGCCGACGAGGCCGGCCTCGTCATCCCTGTGCGTCTGGTCAAGCCCGACGGCACCCCGTTCGCCGAAGGCGTCGCCACCGTCTCATGGGACTCGATCACCGGCAAGCCCGCGACCTTCACCCCGCCCGCGCCGACCGCCAGCGCGCGCGGCGGCGTGCTCCAGCAGGCGGCCGAAGCGCAGCTCGCCGCATCCGCCGACTCGGCGGCCATCATCGCGAAGGTCAACGCCACGCTGACCAAGCTCAAGGCCGCCGGCCTGCTCGCCTAAGGAGACCCCGCATGGACGGATACCTCAGCACCCCGCTCAACCTGTCCGACGGCACAACCGTGACGGCAGACGGCGGGGGAGAGGACGAAACGGGCGACGAGAAGCCGTTCGCGCAGGTCGGCGACCTCGAAGCCCGATGGCACGCGCTCACCGGCGACGAACGAACCCGCGCCGAGACGCTGCTGCAGGACGCGAGCGACCTGATCCGCACCACCTGCCCCCAATGGGCCAACGCCAAGCCCGCCACGTTGAAGCGCATCGCCTGCATGGCCGTCAAACGAGCCATGCAGGCCGGCCCCGACATGTCGGGCGTGACCCAGTCCACCCAGACGGCCGGAAGCTACAGCGAAAGCCTGAGCTACGCCAACCCCGCCGGCGACCTCTACCTCACCACGAGCGAGAAGGAAGCGTTGGGCGGCGACGGCGAGGCATGGGCATACGACCTCGCAGGAGGCGCGGCATGAGAGGCGAGACCATCACCCTCATCCACCGCGTCAAAGCCGGCGAGGACCCCGGCGGCGGAATCATCTGGAACACCCGCGAGGAACAGGTGGACGACGTGCTCATACAGGACGGCAGCCAATCGAACTCCACCGACCCCATCCGCCCCGACGGCATCCGCACCGCCAAAACCATCCACATGCCCCGCGCATGGCCCTACCGAAGCCTGCGCGGAGCCAAAGCACGCATCGACGGCGTCGAATACACCGTGATCGGAGACCCCCGCCCCTACACGGGCGGCATGACCCCGACCCGCTGGAACCTCACCGTCGAACTCGCCGACACCAGAGGCTAGGAGAGCAACGCATGGCAAAGGTCAAACTCAACCTCGCCGGCTTCCGTGCGGTACGCCAATCCGCACCCATCCAGCAGACCATCGACCAACAGGCCGCGCTCATCGCCGCCCGCGCCAACAGCATGGCACAGGTCGAAGGCGCGACCTACGAGGCCGCAACCCATGTCAGCACCCCCAAAGGCAGCGTCGCGCTCGCCACGACCGGGCACGGCTCCGAAGGCAACGTGAAGGCGATGGAGGACAACGCGAAACACAACACGCTGCTCAAGGCGGTGAAACGGCAATGAGACTCAACCTCGAAAAAACAGTCAAGGACTGGATCGACGCCGACCCCGACGGCGACGGCCTGACCGCCTACCTCGAAGTGCCCGCAGACCGGCCCCAACGGTTCGTCACCATCGAACGGGTAGGAGGCCGGGAACTCGAATACAGCAGCCGCCCCACCATCGCCGTGCAGGTCTGGGCCGAAACCCGATGGCAAGCCGCCCAGCTCGCCACGGGCCAAGTGCTGCCCCGACTGCTCGACCTCGACCTGCTCGACCCCATCGCCGCCGTCACCGTGGAAAGCGTCATCGACTTCCCTGACCCCGGCCCGCCGCCCCAGCCCCGATACCAGATCACCATAAGCCTCGACGCCGCCACCCAATAAGACGACGCCGCACCATCCGAAAGGCACCATCATGGCCGAAACCAACCAAAACAACAAGAAAAACGTCAGCCTCGGCAAGCCCAAGAAGACCGGCTGCCTCTACTACGCGCCCGCCGGCACCGCCCTGCCGACCGACGCCACCACCGCTCTGCCGCCAACCTACACCTGCGTCGGCTACCTGTCGGAGGACGGCGTCACCAACGCCACCGACACCGACACCACCGACATCAACGAGATGGGCGGCATCAAGGTGCTGTCCGAGATCAGCGGCTACGGCGAGACATGGCAGTTCAACATGATCGAAACCAACGAAGCCAGCCTCAAACTGCGTTTCGGCACCGCGAACGTCACCGGCACAGCGGACAAGCTCACCGTCTACCACGCCATCCCGTCCGGCGAAAGCCTCGTGCTCGTGTTCGAGATCGCCATGACCGGCAACCGAGTCAAGCGCATCGTCGTCGCCGACGGCACCATCACCGAATTCGACGACACCACCTACAGCGCCGGCGACGCCATCGGCTACGGCGTGACCATGAGCGCCAACCCGAGCGACCTCATCAACGGAGCCACCAGCGTCGAATACATCGCCAAAGTCGCCGCCGCCTCGCTCAGCAAGTGATCCCACCCCGCGCCCGCCGTCCGGCGGGCGCACCCCTCTGAAAGGACACGCATATGGCAGCCAAGCAGCCGCAGGACCGCAAAACCCCGAAAAACCAGCCCAAGACCGTCGAGGCCATGGGCGTCACCCTCGCCGTCAGCCCCGCGATCTTCGACGACCTCGACATGGTCGAATACCTCTACGACCTCCAAGCCGCGCAGGAAGGCGATGGCACCGGCGCGTTCGCCATCGTCCCCTTCCTCAAGAAGCTCTGCGGCCCCCAGTACACGGCCATGAAGGACGCATTGCGCGACCCCGACACCGGGCGCGTGAGCATCGACAAGGTCAGCGAATTCATCGCCCAGCTCCTCGAACAGGTCGCCCCAAACTCCTGACGCTCATAGGAATGCTCGCCACGGCACCCGACGCGCTCGAAGCGGACTTCCAGCGTTTCTATGGGCTTAACCCCGACCTCATATGGACGGGCGAACTGCCCGCCAACCGGGCGGCCGCACTGGCCGCCAACCTCCCCCGCCAGTCCATCATCTGGCAAAAACTCAACCCGCGCCTCGCATGGGACGACCAAACCTACCTCCTCGCCGACATCCGCGACAGCCTCGCGTTCCTCGCCTGGACGAAAACCAAGGAAGCCTCACGCAAGGGCGCGCGCTGGCGCGGACAACTCCAACGCCCCGGCACCGTCCGGCATGAAGCCACGGGCGGCGAGGTCATGGCGATGGACGACGAACAACTAGCCGCATACCTGGCCGCACCGCGCACCACCATCAGGGAGGCATAGCATGGCAATCGAGATCGCCACCGCGTTCGTACAGATCGTGCCCAGCATGAAGGGCGTCGGCAAGGCCATCGAATCGGCGTTCGGCAGCGCATCGGAAACCGCCGGCAACACCGCCGGCATCAAAGCCGGCAACGGCTTCGCCGGCGGCTTCGGCGCGAAACTCGGCGTCATCACCGGCATCGCGCAAAGCGTCGCGGGCAAGGCCATCGAAGCGTTCATGGGCCTGTCCGGCGAGATCACCAGCGCCTCCGACAGCGCCCAGAAGTTCGCCAGCACACTGAACTTCGCCGGCGTCAGCGAACAGCAGATCAAACGACTCACCGCCAGCACGCAGGACTACGCCGACAAGACCGTCTACGACCTCAACGACATCCGCAACACCACCGCCCAATTGGCCGCCAACGGCGTGCCCAACTACGACAAGCTCGCCGAAGCCGCAGGCAACCTCAACGCCGTCGCCGGCGGCTCCGCCGACACCTTCAAGTCCGTGGCGATGGTGCTGACGCAGACCGCCGGCCAGGGAAAACTCACGACCGAGAACTGGAACCAGCTCTCTGACGCGATCCCCGGCGCGAGCGGCAAAATCCAGCAGGCACTCAAGGAGGCCGGAGCCTACACCGGCAACTTCCGCGACGCGATGGCCGACGGGCAGATCACCGCGCAGGAATTCAACGACGCGATCATGTCGCTCGGCTTCACCGACGCCGCCGTGGAAGCCGCCACATCCGCCAGCACCATCGAGGGAGCCACCGGCAACCTCGAAGCCGCGTTCGTCAAGCTCGGCGCGAGCGTGCTCGACAGCGTCAAACCCGCCATCACCGGCGGCATGAGCTGGATCGCAGACGGAGTCACCAACGCCGTGCCCGTCGTCCAGGCAGGCATCGAAGGGCTCATCGGCTGGTTCCAGCGCCTCTACTCCAAACTGGAGGAAAACGGCGCGATCACCGCGTTCAAATCCGCGTGGGACACCATTCGGGACGCGATCATGGGCGTCGTCAACATGGTCATCGACTGGGTGAAACTCATGCCGCCCGACGGGGTCGCGACCGCCATAAAACTCATCGCCGACACGTTGAACCTCATCGTCGGCAACGCCGGCAAGCTCGCGCCCGTGCTCATACCGGCCGTCGCCGCGTTCCTCGGCTTCAAAACGGCCACGGCGGGCATCACGGCGGTCGCCGGCGGGCTCGACGGCATCTTCAACGCCGCCGTGAAGGTCAAGAACGCCGCCAACGGCGTCACCGACCTCGTCAACGGCATAGGCGGCATCTCCGGCCGCATCCAGAAGATAGCCGCATCCACCAAGATCGCGCAGAACGCGCAACTCGCATGGAACGCCGTGACGAGCGCCGGCACCGCCATCCAACGGGCCTTCAACGCCGTCCTCAAGGCGAATCCCGTCGGATTCTGGGTCACGATCTTCGCCACGGTGGTCGCCACGCTCGTCTGGTTCTTCACCCAGACCGAGGTCGGCCGCAAGGCGTGGGCCGCGTTCACCTCATGGCTGTCCGAGACATGGGCCGCGCTCGTGGAGGGCGCTAAGGCGATATGGAACGGGCTCGGCGAATTCCTCGCCGACCTATGGGCGACGATCACAGGCGGCGTGCAATCCGCATGGGACGGCATCGCCGGCTTCTTCACGGGCCTATGGCAGACGATCAGCGGCGGCGTCACCGGCGCGTGGACGTCGATCACCACGTTCCTGTCCGGCGTGTGGACCGGCATCAGCACGACCGCCACGACGATCTTCACCAGCGTCCGGGACTTCATCGTCAACGTGTTCACCGTCATCGGCGCGCTCATCGTCGCCCCGTTGCAGGCGATCCAGAACGGCATCAACACCGTGTTCGGCTGGATACTCTCGTTCATCACCCAGCAGATGAACAGCACGAACACCGTATGGAGCACCATCTGGACGGCGATCTACAACGTCGTCAACACGATCTTCACGCTCATCAGCGGCTACATCTCGACCGTGGTGAACGCGATCCGCACCGTCATCGTCGTGTTCCTCGACCTGCTCAAGGGAGACTGGCAGGGCGCATGGGACGCGATCAAATCGTTCTTCACGACCACATGGGACGGCATCAAAGCGTTCCTGTCGAACATCCTCGACGGAATCAAAAGCATCTGGACGAGCGTATGGACGGCCGTAAGCCAGTTCTTCACGGATGTCTGGAACAGGATCGTCGCGTTCTTCACGCCGATCATCAACGGCATCAGGAACACGATCGGCAACGTCCTCAACGCCATCAGCGGCGTATGGACGAGCGTCTGGAACGCGGTCAGGTCCGTCGCATCCGCCATCTGGAACGCGATCAGCGGCGTGGTGTCCACATGCATCCAGAATGTGCGCAACACCATCTCGACCGTCCTGAACGCCATCAGCGGCGTATGGACGAGCGTATGGAACAGCGTCAGCTCGTTCCTGGGAAACATCTGGCACGGGATCACGTCGGCCGTGTCCAACGGCATCCAATCCGTGTCGAACACCGTCGGCCGCATCCGCGACACCGTGCTCGGCGCGGTCAGCGGGGCCGGCGGATGGCTGTACGACACGGGCCGTCAGGTCATCCAAGGCCTCATCAACGGCATCGGCGGCGCGTTCCAGTGGGTCAGGAACACGATCAGCAACCTAGGCAGCAGCCTCGTCGGCTGGGCCAAGAGCGTGCTCGGCATCCACAGCCCGTCACGCATCTTCCGCGACGAGGTCGGCAAATGGATACCCGCCGGCATGGCCCAGGGCATCGACAAGGCCAGCGGCCTCGTCGAGGACAGCATCGACGGTCTGACCGACATGATCCCCACCGTGAGCCTGAAGACCGACACCGGCATGCTCGAAACCCCATACGCCTACCAGACCCGCATCACGGGCGGCCGGATGGCCTACACGATCGACAGCAGCCAAGGCGAATACGCGACCAAACAGGACATCATCGACGCCATCGATCAGGCGCTCAGCAGCGGCATCACGCTCAACCTGTCCGACCGAGGCGGCGAGGTCATGGCCGGCAAGCTCGCCAAACCCATGAGCTACGAACTCAACTACCTCGCCATGAGAGGCCGTTAAAACCAGAGAGGACAGCATCATGCTCTACCAGCGACGCATGCGCCTGCCGCATGTCGAAGACCCCACGCTCAACGGCGTCCCGCTGGAACGCATGATGCTGTCCCTATCCTCCGACGGCGTGACCATCGACGCCGCCAAACCGACCTTGAGCATGCAGGACATGCCCGGCCGCGACGGCCGGCTCGACCTGACCCTCACCGACCCGACCGGGGCAGCGTACATGGGCGACCGCGCCATCACGCTCAGCCTGTACGCCATCGGCGGCGAAGACGACATCCTCGCCGCCAAAACCCGGCTCGCCGCCCTAGCCGGCACCATAGTCTCACTCTCATGGCGCAGCCTGCCCGGCGAATACCAAGGCCGCATGAGCCTCGGCGCGTGGGAAGACAAATGGGCCGGCGACCACCAGATCGCCACCCTCGTGCAAGCCGAGATCGACGCCCACCCCTACCTGATCGGCCGCAGCCGATCCATCGCGCTCAAAACGGACGCGAACACGATCCACGTCAAAGGCAACCGGCCATGCTGGCCCACATGGACGCTCACCCCCGCCAGCGGGGCGAAAACCGTCAGCATCAAGGACGCGCACGGCCACAAACTCGCCATCGCCGGCACGACCGCGATCACCGGCCGCATCTCCATCGACACCGACCCCGACCACCGGGAGCTGCGCGTCAACGGCAACCTCATGACACCCACACTCGAATCCGACTACTTCCCCCTATTGCCCGGCCCGAACACGCCCACCCTCACCGACTGCACCGGCATCCTCACCTACCGGCCACTCACCCTCATCTAGGAGACACGACCATGCGCTACATGATCTTCGACCGCTGGGGCAACCCGCTCGGCGACCTGCCCTATGTCATCAAGGCTCTCCGCACCAGAGCCACCGACGGCACCGACACCCTCGACATCACCACCATCGGCGAGATCAACAAGGACGAACGCATCGCGTTCAAGGACTCGATGGGCCGCTGGGCGGAATACCTGTGCCAGTCCACCCAGACCGCCCGCGCCGCAGGCATGCCCGTCACCGTCGCCTACTGCACCGGCAGCATCGCGGAACTCTCGCGCACCTATATCGAGGACAAACGCAACCGCAACGCGAACGCCAAAGCCTGCCTCGCCAAGGCATTGGAAGGCACCCGGTGGGCGGTCGGCACCGTCGAGACCGGCACCATCACCGGCACGGCCAACCTCGCCTTCTACCACTGCACCGTCCTCGAAGCCGTCCAGAAAACCGCCGACACCTACGGGCTCGAAGTCCAGACCGAATACCAGCCCGACCCGACCGGCAACCAGATCGGCCGGCGCATCATCCACCTCGTCGAACACCGGGGCTCCACCAACACCAAGAAACGCTTCGAATACGGCAAAGACCTCACCCAAATCAAACGCGACATCGACAGCGGCGACGTCATCACCCGCCTCTACGGGTGGGGCAAAGGCATCGAACAAACCAACGACCAAGGCGAGGCCACCGGCGGATACAGCCACAAAATCAGCTTCGCCGACGTCAACCACGGCAAACCCTACGTCCAAGACGACCAAGCGCTCGCCGACTGGGGCATCGTGGGAGCCGATGGCGCCA